CCTTTCACCCCTAAAATTATTTTTTTGAAATGATTGTAATCCTAACTCTTCCCTAATCGGTTTTGCTTTATTAGCTTGAGAATAGTTGAAAGGTGGTACGAAGTCACCTTTAGAATCTAAAAATTTGTTATTTTTCTTAGCATCGGCGGCACTAGCATTTGGTGATTCCTTTTCAACGTTCCTATCTGGTTGGTCGAAACTGTTAATCTGTGATAAATCCGATGTTAATTTAACTAATGCCATTAATTATCCTCCACCTACTTCGTTCGCTGTTGTTGTATTCGCTTTTGCACTCTTGTCAGTATTTCTAACGACTTGGTTTAGTAAGTTAATTGATTCGTTCTGATATTTTTCAACATCTGTAAATGATGAGGCCACACCCTCTATACCGGCGTTACCATTATCTCTGACAAGTCTTGATAATTCTTGTACACTAACACCAACACTATCTGCTAAGGCTTGTCTTTGTATTCTATTCAATTCATTAAATTCTGCTTCACCACCGACCTGTGTGACCACCTCTTCTAACGCTCCAGCCAAATCATTATTTAAAGCTAGTTGTCTAGCCCTATCAAGGTTTATCTCTCTACCTAATAATACTGAAGCCTGTAATTGACTCTCAATCGATGATTCAAAGTCTAATAATTTATCAGCGATGCCCGTAACTGTTCTAAATTCTACACCGAGTTTTCTAGCTTGTATAGCTGCCTTTATAAGATTGTCACCACCATCATTTATACTTAGTGCGACAGCTTCTGCATTTTCAGCTAATTGTCTAAAGACCGCATCTGGTGCTACACCCTCTAACCTTATCGCTGCTGATACCGTACTCAATTGTGCTAATAATGTTTCTCTACTGGCTGAGGTAACCGATTCTTGTATAGCTAATAAGTCAGATAATTGTGATGATGTGGCGCCTGTCACAAGTTGTGCTCTAGCAAGATTGAATACAAATTTACTTGATGCTTGGTCTATACCACCAAATGTTTGTCTTATGGCATCGAAAGATTCTTGTGCATCTTTAGCCTCCAAACCAAGAACCTGAAGAGCCTTGCCAGTAGCTTCAACCCTTAATCTTATTTTAGCTGCTTCGACAGCGCTTACACCAAGACTTGTTCTTGTCTCAGCTAGGGCTTTATTAATTTTACTTAATATGGTCAGAACGAATACCAAAGCCGCTCCGATAGCTATGACTGGATTTGCTGCTAATACTGCACTAAATGTCTTTGCACCAGCGATAAGCTTTTTGAAACCACCTAATTGTGCGTTTACACCCTTTCTGATTATGTTTTGACCTTGAATCGTCTTTAGTTGTTGTTTAGCAAAATCATTTGAAACGTCTCTTTTTAAGCTCTCTTTTGCTAACAAGTCTTTGTTTATAACAGCAGCGTCTTTGTAAAGACCAAGCTGTTTAGATAGTAAATCTCCGCTTTCCTCTTGGATATCCTTCATTTCTTCTAGCTCATTTTTCAATTTTTGAGCTATATCTAAACGTTCTTGAGTTACCTTTTCAATAGACATTAAAGTTTCCTAAGAATTTCTCTTCCCTCATCATCAATATCGATTCCCTTAGCCTTTAAATCCTTTTCAACTTTATCCCTTAATTTAACGAGTGTGGCATAGTTTTTAGCAAAGGTCTTATCTTTTTTGGATAATTTTTTAATAGCATCACTTTGTGCTTTTTTTGCGGCATTAGCAAAAATCTTGTCTAAAAAACCCTCTATGATTTCAGGTTTAAGATTTTTGTATTTAGACATAGTAATCTCCGATTAATTAAAACACTTCAATAATAAATATTACTTTTTACTAAAAGATGACCTCATCTTAGAAGTCTCTTTTTTAATCTCCTTAGCCTCTTCTTGATAATACTTATTTAATCTATTGAGATAAAAACTTCTCAGATATACTGGTAGGTTGTATAATTCAGTAAAGGTGAAACCACCTTTTGAATTAATCATAAGTTGGAATATTTGTTCGTGTAGGTCTCGCCTATATGTTGGCGGTAGGCCAAAAAAATCGGAGGGTGACTGGAATTGTCACCTCTATCTCCTCCCCATTGACATCTTTTACATTTGCGGTCATGTCAATGTCTGGTTGTATTTCTTGAATATATTTTCTCAGAGCTAATGAGTCTACAGATAAAAATTCATTATCAACAAACTTATTTATGAATGAAGCCTCTGTTTTACCGTCAACAGAAATAATTGTCTTTTTGAATCTGGTCGTTAGGTCTGTTGACACCGCCTCATTAACTTTTTTCATGGCCTTGACCTCTTCATCAATCGCAGCCTCATCGTGACCATTTGGTAATTTAAACTTTATCTCTCTTTTTGAGTTTGGTAGTTTAAAATCAAACTCATTCATACCCTTAGTATGTTTACTTAGGTCTACCTTTTTATTTGATAATTCTGTTAAATCTACTGATTGTTCAACACCACCATACTCAAAGTTATATTCTTTTCCGTATGCTAATATTCTAGTAGCGACCATTATCGCATTTTTATCACCAGTAAGTAAGTCGTTTACATTTATCGACTTGTCTACTATAAGTGCTTCCAATAGTTTGTCTATTACTATGCCTTGACGGATTAAATTTTCTGAGGATAATATATCCTCTTCTTTTGCCGTCATATATTTTATCTCAACCTTACCTGATGATAGGGGGTGTCCATTGACATAGAAATGACCTTTTGATGGAAGTTCTACTACCTCGGTAGGGAACTTGTAATCAGCCATTATTTTCTACTCCTTTGAATAATTTTAAAACCAATTATAATTATAACCTTTAATCACTTAAAACAAATTTATTTTGACGGCATCATCTTTTCTTTGATTGGTTTAAGAACTGCGTCAAACAAGATGTCATCATATTTTGTTGGTGTAAGTTTAACAATCTTCTCGATTGCGTAGAAAGCTACTAAAACGTACTCCCAATTTGCTGCTAACCATTCAGTCATTTTATTCTCCTTAGAATTGTAAGATTGCGTAATCGTATTGTAGGGTCAAGATTATCTCGGCTGGGTCACTTGAAGCGTAGTCCATATCACCAAAGTTTGCATTTTGAATGTATGTACCTTTTAGTAACCACTCTTCAACCACATCACCAACTGGCCCTAATAAATTAAAGGTTATATCTTTCTTATAAAAATCTGAATATCCATCTCTACCAGTAACCGATTCATGACCTAAACGAATCCATTCTAATACGGATTGTGCTCCACTCGGAACTATCGGGTCATAAAGTGTGATGTCAATCGGCTGCCATGCGGCTTTGCCTTTGACATATCTTTTTACATTTATATGGTCTAATACTATTTCCTCAAACTGAAGTTGAGGTCTGTTCATAGCCCTTATTAGATACGCTGGTATTCCATCAATATACATAATGAACCTATTTTTAGTTTTAGGTTCAAAGGGGGTAAACATTATTTCATTAGGGTCTAATGTAGCCATTCATTGTCTCCGATAATCATTACTTTGATACTCACTAATAAATATCATATTAAAATATTTTCGACAAAAATGGTAAAACAAAAAACCCCATCGTTAAATGGGGCTTAATGTTTTTTCTATTTAGTAATTAATTACTCAGGAAATGAAGCGCCTGTTGGTTGAACTACGAAGTCTAACACGATAAACTCAGCTGTTCTTGTAGGTTGTATAAATATCTGACCTACTAACTGATTTCTATCAACAACATCCGGCGTATTATTTGTATCATCCATCACTACCCTAAACGCACTCAATCCACTATTAGATTGTACTGACTCTAAGAAAGGATTCACAATATTTAGGAATCTGTTTCTTGTAGCCTGTGTATTCTGTTCGAATACCAAGAATCTTGATGTAGAAGCGATAAACTTACGTAGTCTAATCAATAGCCTTCTAATGTTGATTCTATCTAATGCGGATGGTTTAGATTGTAATGTTTTCTGTCCAAATACCACCACGTTCTGATTTGGGAATGAAGCGATTGGGTTTATTCTTGCCTCATACAAATCATCCCTCTCTGCGTGAGTTAACCTTGTTTTAGCTTGTAATACATCGGTCAAACCACCTCTTGTTAAACCAGCGGGTGCGAACCACTCATGTGCCACACTATCGTTGAAACTATAGACACCTGGTAGAACAGTTGATGGGGGAACCCATACTGGACTATCGGTGCTGGTGTCAACAACCTGTACCCAAGGGAAATAAACAGCCGCATAATTTGTATCAAGATTAACTATCGTATTTTTAACGGTCTCAATCGTATCACTCCAACCAGCCGCATCCATGATATAGAAAGCGTCTGCTCTAGCTTCCATCTTTGATATTGCGTGATTTGTGACAGTTGAGTGTAAACCATGTATAACACCTGGTATAGCTAATAAGTTTATATCTACCTCATCAGGATTAGATATTGTATTTATAGCCCTCTTGAATGCCACAGAACCACTAGCGGTGCTTGATGATAAGTCAAACCCTTGTGTATTTGTATTTACTATATCTGTAGCGGTCTTGGAATCAATCGCTGGATTATTTCCGTCAAAACCAAACTGTAATGGTACAATGAATTTTCTCTGTTGTAGAGCTGAGTTTGCAAGTGTAATCTGTTCCGTTGAATCAGCAAATGTTGATACTCCAATCTCTGTAGCCTCATCTGTTCCAAACTGATTCTCAAGACTCATAGTCACATTATTACCTGCGGTAGCGGTCGCTGGTATTGGTGCTAAGTATTGTCTTGATATCTCATTAGAGAAGTTATGTCCGTAGAAGATATTTGGGTCGTACACATTAGTTGAGGTTAACTGATTAGATTGGGTAACCGCTGTTGGTACTTTTGTTCCGCCGGGCACAGGATTCTGTAGTTTTCCATAACCCATCGGTACTAAGCCTTTATCCAATTTGAATTGTCCGTCTTTAGCTATGTTTTTGAAATCAGCAACCCTTATGTGTTTACTTATATTTGGAAAGGTTCCGTACTCCGTCTTTTTACCGTTATCATCAATAATAGAATATCTATCACCAATTCGTCTAGCAAAGAAGTTAGGTGATAATGGGTCAAAGGTGAGTTTCTCAAAGTTCTCTAATATCGTATCATCATCAGTTCCATTTGGATTATGAACTCTTACCTGTATTGAGAATGTTCCAAAGTCCGAACCTGCGACATCATCCGCTCTGACAATATCTAATATAGCTATCTTAAATTTAGAATTAACATCCGTACCATGACTTCTTGTGTAAACCCTAAATAAGTCTTCTCTACCATTAGATAAGTTTTGTGATTGAATAAATGGTGTTCTAGCAAATTGAAAGTCTTTATTACCAGTCCATGTTGTATCCGAAGCGTCACCGCCATCATCGGTTAGATTAGCACCACTCTGAAAATCTAAACCATCAGCTGTTAGGTCTATTGATGCTGATAGTAATGAAAGAGCTCTACCACTTTCGCTGACCATATCAAATGGTCTAGTTTTAAAGTTTCTATATAGATAAACTTCACCATCGGCTCCATTTATCTTTGTTGATAGAGGATTCGAACTAAAAACAGTTCCAATATAACTAGCACTGCCTGTATCAAAGGATAGCGAGTATGTTCTCTCAGTAACGTTACTACCACTTACAATAAGGGTAAAGTCCGTACCACTTTTTGAGTCGCCGGTTAATACAGATTTTGATAGGTCACCTACACCACTTGAACCAAGTGATGGTGCTAAAATTGCAATCGATTGTGATGCAACACCTGTGATACCAGAACCACTAGCTTGTAATCCAATCGAGATTGTGTCTGCTAAGTATCCACCGATACCTAACACTCTTACTATTGTTACCACACCAGCGCTTTTTAAATAAGCTTCAGCTGCATATGGGGTGTAAAATCTTGGGTCTAATGAACCAAATATTTCTTCAAATTCTTGAAAGTTTGTGATTTGTGTTGGTGTGAAAGCAGGGCCTTTCTCGGTTGGCCCGATGATAGCTGCACCTATTTCACTTATGCCTTGTGGTAAAAAAGATAAATCCTTTTCTCTTGTAAATACACCTGGCGAGACGATTCTTTCAGCCATCGGTAATCTCCTAATTAGTTGATATTAATATTTGTCTTCTATAAATATAAAAAAATATCCTAAAAACATCTTTTAGGACACTTTTTTTAGTTGGTAGGTGTAAAAACTCCTGTCTCAGGGTCTAATTGTCCCGCGCCGTATTTATCATTTAATGTTTTTACTAGTCCCTGCTCCCTACCTTGTATTGAAATGTACTCTTGCTCCAATTCAGATTGACGATTCTGTAACTCGGCTAGTTGTTGATTTAGTAAAAGTCTCTGAACGTGAACCTGTCCTAACTCAACCTGCTTTTGTGAATAATCTTTTTGTAAAGATTCTAATTCCTTCAACTCGTCATCGTTGAATTTTATTTTCTCTGCCATACTATTCTGCTTTTATAAAAACACCACGTTGTAAATCAACCGAACCTGTGCCATATTTTTGGTTTATTTTTTGTGATATTTCAATTTCTTTTTGACTTTTTTGTACAAATTGTTGTTTTAGATTATCCTCTTCAGCCTCTAACTGAATTTTTCTAATCTTCAAGTTACCAAATGCACTCTGTATTTGTGTAGATAACTGAAAAACCTCGTTTAGCTGTTCTACTTCACTTTCCGATAAGGATATTTCATTGTTTTGAACGTCATCAGACATATTAAGCTCCTATAACTTTTGTTTAGATAAATATCTTTTTATTTTGTTAAATTAAATTTTTTTTATACTTCTATAACCTTGTATAAACGACCTGAAGAATCCGAACCACTTAGTTCGGTCATCTTAACGGATGCAGATGCCTCCGTACTATATTCCCATATCTGTTCACCGCTACCACTAAATCTAGCAACGTAAAAATTTCTACTTGCCCACCATGGGTCACTACCACTCGGTGCTGGGTTTAATTGTTTTACGACTCTATATGGCATAATTTATCTCCATTTGTAATAAATATATCATATATACATTTCCTTTAAATGATTGACCCTTAATTCTGGTAATATTGTGGGTTTAACACCACATTTTTCCCAAACATCAAGACAGAATGAGACATCCTCACTACAATTCTCACTATGGTCACCGATGGTTACCATTCTTTGT